ATATAGTAGTGTATGGTTATCTAAGGTTCTTCGTAAAAATGGTTATCCAATAAGTCCAAGTACTATACAACGACACGTTAACAAGGAGTGCTCCTGTGAACAACCTGCTCAATGATTTAAATCAACCACCTAAAAATACTAAAGTTCTTGGTAAGTTACTTGAGTTATTGGAACGAAAAAACATAGACATTGAAGATATTGGAGACGTAAAACGTGTTTCTATATATCAGTCTCTAACTAAAAACGAAGATGGCGAGGCAGAAGTTCACGACCTTGCTGCAATTCAATTTTCTCCTGCTTGGGAAAGTGGTCCTAAATGGCCTGTTGTTCAACAAGGACCAGCAATCAAACTAGTTCCTAAAAAACCAATTCTCAAAACTAAGAGTAAATATAAAAAATGCGTAATAGTTCCAGACGCTCAAATTGGTTATTACAGGGGACGAGACTGACAACTTGAACCAACACATGATGAAAAAGCAATGCAAATTGCAATTGAACTAATAAAAGAAGTAAAGCCACAAACAGTTGTATGCGTTGGTGACAACTTAGATTTTCCTGAACTAGGTAAGTATTTAACTACTCCTGCATATCAACAAACTACTCAAGCGGCTATTGACCGTGCGACTAAGTTTTGTGCAGAACTTCGTGACGCTGCACCATCGGCAAAGATTATATGGCTTGCTGGTAATCACGAAGAGCGAATGCCAAAGTATCTACTTATGAATGCAACTGCAGCATATGGATTGAGAAAAGGAAACACTCCTGAATCTTGGCCAGTTTTAACGGTTCCATATCTTTGCCGAATGGAAGATTTTAAAGTTGAATACCGACCAGGTTATCCAGCATCTGATTTTTGGATAAATGAAAAACTTCGTGTTATTCACGGAGACAGAGTTAAATCAGGTGGCTCTACTGCAAACGTATATTTAAATCAAGAAAAAACATCTGTGGTTTATGGACACATTCACCGAATTGAAACTGCGTTTAAGACTAGGGAGGATTTTGATGGTCCTCGCACAATCATGGCAGCGTCTCCTGGTTGTCTTGCTAGGATTGATGGTGCGGTTCCATCTACTAGAGGCGGTGTAGACCTTGATGGACGACCACTTGTTAGGTACGAAAACTGGCAGCAAGGAATGGCAGTTGTTACTTATGAAGATAAGGGTGACCACAAGTTTTCATATGAAGTTATGCCAATCTATAACGGTTGGGCTATTTATCAAGATAAAGAATTTGTTGTTAAATAAGCATGACTACTATTATTGGAATTCAAGGAGATGGTTTTGCGGTTATTTGTGCAGATTCCCGTGTATCTACTTTTGGTGACAACTTTTCTCAAATAGGAACGCTTAGAGAAGGTTCTAGTAAAGTGTCTCAAAACGGAAAATACCTTATAGGTGCGGCTGGGGATGTTCGTGCAATTAACATTCTTCAGCATGTTTTTCAACCACCTACGCCTCCAATAAATGCTAATAAAAAAACATTAGACCAGTTTTTTACCGTTAAGTTTATTCCAGCATTACGAGAGTGCTTTGAGACGCAAGGATACGCTGTACCTGAAAAAGAAGACAAAGAACACATCGCAGAACAAGGTTCATCAGTTATAGTTGCTGTTAATAGCAATATATATGTTGTTGAAAGCGATTATTCATGGTCCTCTGAATCTACTGGATTATATGCTTTGGGTTCAGGTTCTTCATATGCTTTAGGAGCATTGCAAGTATTAGTTCGTAACAAAAAAGTAAACAGTCAGTTAGCAAGAAACTATGCTCTTCGCGCTTTGGCTATCGCTTCAAAATATGACCCCAACACTGGTTCTCCATATCATTCATTTGTACAGGGAGAAAAGGTAAGCGCTAAACGACGTAAAAAGGTATAATTAAACCACAACCAATCAAGGAGATTAAGTATGTCTAAGAAAATTAACGTGTCTGATATTAAAGATGTTGCAACTAAAGGTGGGGCAGTTGGTGTTGTTTCATACCTCATGTCAACATGGGAAGTTGACCCTGCTCTTAACATTGTAATTTTACCTGCTATTCTGTATGTACTAAACGTACTTAGCACTAAAATTGGAGACCCTCAAATTGCTAACTTCTTTATTAAACAAAGTAAAGTTGTTGAGGCTGCAGTACAAGAAACAGTCGCACGACCAACTTCAGTTGCTAAAATCCCTGCAGTTAAGAAAGCCACTCCAAAGAATAAAAAGAAGTAAGTTACTAAATGGCAATTGACTTTTGGTCACCCTCTTATCGCGCTGCTGCTAGTGACTTAACAGTTGCTATTAGCCCTTTAGGGCTTGTAGAGTTAGCCGACGAAGAATTTGAAGTCCATGGTCCGCGTCTAAACAGGTACTCATCTGCTTGGGCGTGGTACTTAGGACACCATTGGTCATATCGCCGTGAGATGGGTGAATCTCAATTTTACATGAACTATGTCCGAACAATGTCGGACTATATTACAAACTTTTGTTTTGGTAAAGGGATTCAATTTAAAGTTCCAGAACAAAACAACGCTATCATTCCTCACCTTTTAGATGATGTGTGGAATACTCACAATAACAAACATAAAGTTTTGTGGGAAATGGGACAACTGGCTGGAGTTACAGGAGATTGTTTTGTAAAGGTAGCCTTTGAAGAACCTTTTGTAGACTCCGTTGGCGTTCCGCATGAAGGTCGTATTAGGGTTATACCACTTAACCCAGCACATTGTTTTCCTGAGTATCATCCACATGACCGTGACCGCATTATTAGATTTAAACTTAAATATCGTTTTTGGGGAACTTCGGCTGAAGGAACTCGTCAAGTTTATACGTTTACGGAAATACTAACTGATGAAAATGTTCAACAGTTTATTAATGATGAGTTAATTGACGAATATCCAAATGCAATTGGAAGTGTTCCAATTGTGCATATTACTAACGTAAGTATTTCATCCTCTCCTTGGGGTCAGTCTGATATTTGGGATATTATTCCACTAAATCGTGAACTTAATGAAAAAATGACTGAAGTATCAGACATCATTAACTACCACGCAGCACCCGTAACTATCATTACTGGGGCAAAAGCCAGTCAATTAGAACGAGGTCCTAAAAAGGTGTGGGCTGGTCTTCCAAAAGATGCGAACGTTTTTAACCTTGAATCTCGCGGTGAGATGTCTGGTGCTTTAGAATATATTCAGTTTATTAAAAGAACAATGCATGAAATTACAGGCATTCCTGAAGCAGCATTAGGACAATTTCAACCAGTTTCAAACACTTCTGGCGTTGCTTTGGCTATTCAATATCAGCCTTTAATGAACCGTTACGCAATGAAAAAGATACATTTTTCAAAAGGTCTTGAGCGAATTAACGAACTTGTCATTCGTACTGCGGCTATGTTCAAACCAGAAATGTTAATTTATAACCCTCAAAAAGCGGCTAAACCAGAGAGGGATAACTTACTAGAACTTGACCCTCTTGACCCTGTTACCTACAAAACAACATGTCATTGGCCTGACCCACTGCCCGTAGATGTTCTTATTAAACTCAATGAGGTTCAAGCAAAGATGTCGTTGGGCTTAGAGTCTAAGCGTGGCGCCTTGCGTACTTTGGGTGAAGAGTTCCCGAACGAAAAGATGGAAGAAATCTTTGAAGAACTCATGGATGATGCTATTGACCAAGGCGCTTTAACAATGCTTACATCTCAAATACAAGCCGCAATTATGATGGCAACAGGAATGTTGCCTAACAATGAAGGTCCCGTTACAGCGTCAGCAGGAGGGGCTGACGTGTCATCGGCAGGAAATTCTCAAGGTTCTATGCCTGGAACGGCTGTAAACCCTGTAGAATCAGACCTGATGAATCAATTGGTTAGTAAGGCTTATGGTGCTAGGTTCGCCCAGCGTCGTAATCCAGATGCAGAATAAACTGTTTATTACTTAAGTCAATATAAGCCCAACTAGAGAGGTATTACCTATGGCAAAGCAAGAAGAAGACGCCGTAACAATTATGGCAGAAGCAACAGCAGCAATGTTAGACGAGTCATCTAAAGTTACAGGTCAAAAAAACAAAACTTTTACTGAAGATGACGTTGAAGGCATCCGTAAACAAGAAAAAGACAAGATGTACAAACGTCTTGAGGAGTCGGATACCCGAACAAAAGTTCTTGAGGAACAGTTAAAAATCATCTCTGGAGAGCGCGAAGCGTCTATTAAAAAAGCCGAGGAAGCCTCTGCCAAAGAAGAAGCCATTCGCAAACAACGTGAGTTTGAAGAATTGAGCGCAAAAGAACTGCTTTTGAAACAAGAGACAGAGTTTACAAAGAAAATTAATGACGTTGAAAACGAGTGGAAAGGCCGTTTAGAAGAAATTGAACGTGACCGTCAGGCTCAGGCAGCCCTTTTGGAAAAAGAACGACGCCACCAAGAACTTCAAAACTATATTTCTCGTCGTATGCAAGAGGAGCAAGAGTACATTATTCCACAACTCCTGCCTTTAATTAGCGGTTCTTCGGAAGAAGAAATTGAGTTGCAAATTAACAAGTACAAAGATGCAAGTTCTGCTATTCTAGAAAATGTCCAAAGAGTGAATGCGGAATCCCAAACTCGCTTTAAGGCAGTAGGTGTCACAGCACCTCCTGTTGGACCAATGGAAACTCAGATGGAACAGCAAACGTTATCTGCGGAGGATATCCGCAACATGTCAATGGAACAGTATCAAAAAATGCGTGAGAAACTTTTAAACGCACGTTCTTCAAAGGGTCGTTTTTAACGAACTTTTAAAGAACTGTAAATTAACCACAACAATCTAACAAAGGAATTTTTTATATGGCATATCCAGGTCCAGTAGGTGGTGCAGTCACAGGCGCAAATCTTGGTTCAATTACCACGACAGGCTACTCAAGTGATGCAACACTTTCACCAGCAATTCAAGAGATTTGGTCAAAAGAGATTTTGTTCCAAGCAATGCCTGTTCTTCGTTTTGAACAGTTCGCAGTAAAGAAGACAGAACTTGGCGTAATGCCTGGTTTGACAGTTAACTTTATGCGTTACACCAACCTTACAACTGACGACTACGCAGGCGCAGAATTGGTTGAAGGCGTTCGCATGGAACCAAGTGCTCTTTCGGCAAGTCAGATTCAAATCACCGTAAAGGAACAAGGCAAGTCAGTTGCTGTCACCGAGTTGTTGCTTAACGCAGCCTTTGATGACGTAATGGCATCAGCCTCACGTCTCCTTGGTCGTCACATGGCACAATCCATGGACATTCAAGCACGTAACACGCTTTACAGCGCTGGTGTTCCATTTGCTGGAGGTGCTGCAGTTGCTCCAAGCGTAGTGTTTGGTCGCAACACCAATGGTTCAACACGTGGTTCAATTGCTCCTTACGAGTACTCATCGGCTGGGTCGGCTTCGGCTCCAGGTTACCTTTCACCTGCAACAGTTAAAGATGCAGTTGAAGTACTTGCTGGTCAAAACATCCCACGTCTTGGCGACACATACGTGTGCTTCGTTCACCCATCACAAAGCCGTTCGCTTCGTGACTGGCCTGAATTTATTGAAGTCACTAAGTACGCTGCTCCAGGAAACTTCATGCTTGGTGAAATTGGTCGTATCTACGACGTAGTATTCATTGAGACAACTCAAGTGCTTCAAGGTCAGGCAACAACAGATGTTGTTGACCTTAGCCCAGGAGTTGCAGGTAACCTAGACCCAATTAGCACATCGTACAACGCAATGATGATTGGTGATAACGCCTTTGGTCAAGCGATTGCATTGCCAGTAGAACTGCGAGACGGTGGAGTCATTGACTTTGGTCGTGAGCATGGTCTTGCTTGGTACGCAATTTGGGGCTTTGGTGTAATTACACACGAGTCACGAGTGCTTATCAACACAAAGGGTGGCGCAATCGGCGCTTCCTGATAATCGCAAGTAATTAGTTAAAGGGCCAGTGGGGTTTACCTACTGGCCCTTTATACTTATAAGTGTCCAACTATAAGGAGAAAACATGGTACGTAAAACACAACAATTTGCTGAAGCAGTTGAAAATACTGAAACTGAAATTGCAATTCCTGTTCCTGCAGAGGGAAGTAATTTAATTCAAGCCCGTGTCAAAGGAACTTGGAAAATGTACTATGGTCAAGAAGTGTATAATTTTGTAGATGGAAAACGATACAACCTCTCAAAAGATATGTATGACTACTTGCGTAAGAGTGGAAATATTTACGACACATTGTAAAGGATACTAATGGCGGGTTTTACAATCCCCAATGCACCAGATACCGATAAATCAACACTGGACCAATCAGAGCCAGACCGCGTTGATTTTGAGATTCTAGGTAATCGCAGAAAAGGCGTTGTTTCTGGTGCTGCAGTAACTGTAGTTTCTGGCAACGTTGTTGCCGTTGCTTCTGGAAGCATTGCGTATGAGGGAACTGATTATTCTCTTTCTTCTAATGGTTCATACTCACTATCAAGCGCTCCTTCTTCTGGAAACCGTTTTGATTTGGTTGTGGCTCGGTATGCAACTTCTGCAGTAACTATTCAAACAATTACAGGAACTGTTAGTTCTACAAACCCAGTGTTTCCAGCACTACCTGCTGCCGATATAGTTCTTGCGGCAGTTTTGCGTCGTGCTAATGAATCAATTGTTGCAAATGACATTATTGACAAACGGGCTTTTTGTTTAGCATCTACTCCATCAACTATTACTTTAGGAACAAATACAACTGGTGATTATGTAGCGTCACTTGTTGCTGGAACTGGTATTACATTAACTAATAATAGCGGTGAAGGTGCTACACCTACAATTGAAGTAAGCAGTGTTCCATTATCTGGTGATGATGACCAAATCGTTCTTGGCACTCAAGTATTTGGTTAACGGTCATAATGACCGAAAGAATAATCCCTAAACCTACTGGAACGGTACAAGACGCAACTCGTATTCGCAGAATGATGGTCCATCGTCAACGAGAAACATACCCAGCAATTAATTATCCAGACCAAGATACTATTCCTGGTCCTGATTCAGGGGATGAATAAACATGCCTCATTCTTATTTTAGTCCTAGCGTTATTGCAAATATTTCAAATATTGCACGCACCTATTTGCGTGATTTTCCTAAATTCTTTCAAACTTCTTTTGAAGCAACAACACGTACTTACGAATTAGGACATCCAAACATAGATATAGATAGTTTATATATTGCAACATACACATCTAATACACCTACGGAACTGTCTGCTTCTGCATTTTCCTTAGACGCTAGAAACGGTATTTTAAGGCTTGCAAGCACACCAGCAGCAAACAGTAGTTTAATGGTTGAAGGCTACCACTATGAATGGATTTTGCCTGCAGACCTTGATTTTTACACAACTCATGCTATTGAAGAACACGCATATAATTTGTCTACTCCTGTAGAAAACATGTCCGCAATTGTTATTGACACTATTGGAATGGCTGCAATTGTTAACTCTTTGTGGGCTTTGTTAAGTGAGTACAGTCGTGATATTGACGTAATGACTTCTGAATCGGTTCACATTCCTGGAAGTCAGCGTTTTAGAATGGTTCAAAGTCTTCTTGAATACTGGCAAGCACAGTACGAGAAACAAGCACGTGCTCTTAATATCGGCGTTAATCGTATTGAGGTAATGACTCTTAGTCGTATTTCTCGCATTACAAATCGTTATGTTCCAATTTATCGTGGTCGTGAACTTGGTGATTACGGTCCAATTGAACGAGTGTTTCCAGAACGCGATAAGGGAACTATTGAGATTGAAGATAAGGGAGACGACCTAAGAGAGGATGTATTTGTAGACACGAATCCTCCTAGCAGTTTGTATAACACTGGATTCTTTTAATGGATTCCCGAACTGAATTAGGGCTTATCCGAAAACGATACCGAGAGTATTCTCGGTTAGTCGGTGAGTCTATTATTTATTACGAGTTTACTCCATTTGGTAATGCTGCTAGTTCTACTGGTTCTTACTATGATGACGTTTACAATGAAGGTGTAAGTGGAACTGGAGGTCGTAAATATAAAAACGGGATTATTTTGCCTGTTTTAATGATTACGGAAACTGAGGACCAAAAGCGTTCAATTCCAGAAGGTCGTCAGCCAATTGAAGTTGTTAATTTTGTAGCCTCGGTAGAAGACTTTAGAGTGGCTGGAATAACCAATGTTTGGGAATATAAAACACACCTTAATGATTTGTTTGCATATGACGGTAGGTACTTTACTGTAACTTCATACAAAGTTCGTGGTAGAGCCAAAGACGACATTATTGTGGTTGTTGAAGGTCTAGAGGTTTATATGAATCAAGAATACCCATTTGACCCTTTAACTACGTTTACCAATATTAGTAACCTTCCTTGGCCTTCCACACTTCCTAGTATCTGATAAACTTGATTTAACTTTAGCGAGCGCTAAAGGGTACAACTGCCTAGAAGAATTGGAGTGCATCAACAAGCATGTCGTCTGCCGTACGTTCTTCTAGACCTTCTTTTATTTCTGGTGAATTTGAAGTTGTACGATATGCAGAATTTTTGGCTAAAGAATACGCGGGTGCTTTGGCTCAAGCCATTAACGAAAGCACCAAAGAAGAAACTCAACTATTAAAAGAAAAAGCCAAAAACTCTAAGACTGATTGGGTTAAAGTTTCAGATAGTTTAGAAGTTAATTACAATGAAAACACTGGAACTATTGATTACGGTATAACTGGAAATGATGAAAAGGCACGTCTTGCTACAGACCTTGAATATGGAGTTCCAACAAAAAATGCCCCACAACCTCTTCTTCGCTCACAAGTTTTAGGAAATCAAACAGAACTTAGCAATAAAATTGCTAATAAAGTTCACGCTAAATTAACGGCAAAATACCGATGAGTAGAGTTGGTTTTCTCCTTGCCGAAGATGAGGCTCTTAAAAGCCTATTTAATGGTCTAACAGTTCCCGACGACAGAGACAATGAGCGTCCAGTAGAAACGTTCTTTAGATATCCAGAAGGTGAAACCGAGCGTTCATATCCATTTGTTACTTTAGAACATATTGATATCATCCATGCTAGAAATAGACAACATTCAGAATCAGATATTTACTACAGAACTGGTGCGGGTGCCGCACCTGCTATTGAAGCAGGTTCTGCAAATCGCATGGATTATTGGCCTAGTGTGTCTACTAACTTTAGTTTTAAAACAAACAAAAACAGTTATGCTTATTTAGAGGCTAACGAACATGTCCCTGTTGATTTGCTTTATCAAATTTCTACGTTTACACGAACAGCCTTACACGATAGGTATTTAACTGCCAAAATTTTAACTGAAATATTCCCTTGGAGAAAAGGGTTTATTGACATTGGCGCAGACGGAACCATTAGGCGTTTAGACCTATTGGATTGGACCACAGCAGACCTTCTTGACCCAGAGGCTGGCTATCGCAAACGTATTTTCCGAAAAGTTTACACCGTACAAATGACCGCCGAGATTCCGTCATCTCGGATTTTGGGCGTTAAAGCGGTTACTACAGTTGTTGGCAATGTTGAGCGAATCAACAGCGTCAATGGAAGCGTATACAATATGAGTAGTAACTCTGAAGAACAATTTCCCGATTAGTAATGTGTATAGTCCCAATATCTAAGGTATACTTTCTGTAAGGAGTAATCCACAATGGCATTTCAAAGACCTGGCGTTCATGTATCAGAAGGCGCCTTTACAACAACATCCAACTCTGGCACCGATACTGTTGCTGCTGGCTTCATTGCGACTGCACCACGTGGTCCAATTGTTCCAACAAAAGTAACGTCATGGACAGCGTATAAAGCGCTGTACGGCGACATTGAAGATGCGTACGACCTTCCTTATGCGGTATATCATTTTTTTGCAAACGGTGGTCGTAGTACATATGTTTCTCGTGTATATGATTCATCTGCCGCTCTTTCTGCTTCAGTAGCCGTTGCAGGAACAGTAAACGGTGGGGGTTCGTCAACTGTGTTTACAGCACGTGCTGCAAACCCTGGTGCTTGGGGAAATAGCCTTACAGTGAGTGTTACTGCTGGATTGGTTACTGGCAATGAGCCAACATTTAATTTAATTGTTAAATTGAGTGGCACAGAAGTTGAGCGTTGGAACGAAGTAAGTCTTGATTTGAATTCAAATCGTTACTTAGGAACGGTAGTAAACACTTACTCTACCTACATCACTGTTGTATCTATTGCTACATACACATCTGCGTTTACTGTTACTGCGGTATCTAACTCTGCTTTGGCAAGTGGTTCCGATGGGTCAACGCTAATTAACGGAGATTACGAAGACGCAATTGATGGATTTGACTCAGTTACAGAAGAGTTGCTTCTTAACGTTGTTGATAATACAACTGCTGCTATTGTTAACTACGCATTAGCATATGCTGAAACTCGTGGAGATTGTTTTGTAGTAATTGACCCTGCAACTGTTACTTCTGGAGCCGATGCAGTTTCTGCTATTTCTGGATATACCGCTTCTTCTTATGGTGCTGTATATTATCCAAAACTTAAAATGATTGACCCATCAAAAACAGGTGCTTCTGCAATTCGCGATACTGCACCTGGTGGGGCTATTCTTGGATTGTACTCACGAGTTGATTCAGAACGAACAGTTGCAAAAGCACCTGCTGGTTTTAGTTATGACGTTCGCAATGCTTTTGGTCTTGTAATCTCGTTTACCGAAGCAGAACAAGGAACTATGTATGATGCTCACGTAAACACTATGAAAGCAATTCCTGGTGCTGGAGTAATTATTAATGGTGCTCGTACTTTGAAGAAAACAGATATCACAAAGTACGTTCCAACGCGCCGAAGCCTTAACTATGTTAAAGCCCAATCACGACGCCTTACAGAGTTTGCGGTATTTGAACCTAACAATGAGCGTCTGTGGACAAACATTCAAGTTCGTCTTTCTAAATTTCTTGCTGAGTTTTGGAGTGCAGGAGGTCTTAAAGGTCGTAATACAAGTGAAGCGTTTTATGTGTTGTGCGATTCAACAAACAATACAACAAACTCAATTGAAAATGGTGAAGTTCGTGTAGAGGTCGGGGTTGCATTGCAAACTCCCGCCGAATTTATTGTCATTGAAGTTAGCCAATTTGTTGGCGGCTCAAATCTAAACGAAACTGTTTAAGGAGAAAAAAATGGCTATTTCACAACGTACTGACCCGCTTAGAAACTTTAAGTTTCAAATTCAAATTGTGGGCGGAACCGATTTGGCAAGTCACACTTCGTCAGGAACTGGAACAGGACTTGATGGTCTTGGTTTTGCAGAAATGTCTGGTTTAAGCGTAACTAACGAATTGATTGCTTATCGTGAGGGTGGTATGAACACTCATCCACACAAGATGGTAGGACAATCGGATTTCCCACCAGTTTCATTTAGTCGTGGTGTGTTTTCTAATCAAGCACAGATGTGGAAATGGCAAACATTTATCCACTCGTGGCAACAAGGAACAGCCGCTACAGGAAGCACTGGTTTGTTAAAATCAGGTGGTAGTAACGACTATCGTTGTGACATTGTTGTTCGTGTATACGACCACCCATATACTCGCAATGATGGTGTTGGTGGTTCGTATCAAGCAACTGACCTTCCAGATGGTTCAACTAAACCAGGTAAGGTTCAATTAGCATTTAAATTGTTTAACTGTTGGCCTGGAGTTTTTGCAATGAACGGTCTTAACGCTGGTGATAACGGTATCCTCATTCAACAAATGACGGTCCACCATGAAGGCTTCTATGTTGCATTTACTGAAAATGAAATCAACTCAATTGGAACAACTCGTTAATAATTTTTAATATTTACAATTTAAGGAGCACTATATGTCTACTGAACTTTCGTCTGATGCCGCGGCTGTAAACCAAGCCCTTCAAGACCCAGCACCAAAAGTAGACCTTCCAACAAGTTTAAAAGTTGACCTGTATCGTGGTCTGTATATACCCGCATCAGACGAGTGGTATACCACTGCAACTGTTCGTGAACTTAACGGAGAAGACGAGGAAGCCCTTTCTGCTTTTGACGTTCAAAAAAACGTTACCTATTCAGAGTACATGACACACCTTTTAAAACGTGGTGTTGTATCAATTGGAGACCTTGAAGTAAAAGGAAAAGCAGAAGTTATTGACGATTTAATTGTTGGTGACAGAGACGCTTTGTTTTTAGGAGTATTAAAAGCAACCTATGGTCGTTATCGTGAGTTCCAAGTAACTTGCCGAGAATGTGGTGGTGATAACGACATTACTATGGATTTAGATAAAGACTTTACATCTAAAAAAATAGATGTAGACCTTCATAAACCTATTGAAGTAAAATTAAAAAATAACAGTGTAATTAAATTACAGTATCCAACTGGTGGGGATAGCCAAGTTGCTGGAAAGCGTGGTAAAACTACGGCTGAACAAAACACTATTATTTTGTCACGATGTGTATTATTAGACGGTAAAACTACTGCTGAAAAAGAGGCGTGGGCTAGGGGGTTGTCATTGGCTGACCGTAACAAGTTGGTTAAAGCCCTCTTCTCGGCGCAACCAGGGCCTCGTATGGAAGAGGTGGAAACCCAATGCTCCCACTGTAATGCTAAGATAGTACTAGCACTAGATTGGGTCGCACTTTTATTTGGCTAATCTAGTCAGAGTTTATTGGGAGTACGAAGCGATTGCCTCTACGTATAGGGGTTTTGGTCTAAAAGACCTTAAAACTATGACGGTAAGACAACGAGCATTCTGGTTCAGGATGTCTAGTTGGCGAAACTCCAGTGGAGGCAATTAAATAATGGAAGAACCAAATCTTGGTGGAGGCTTAGGCGGCAGTGCTGCTGAGGGCAATGCCGCAAGTTCAATGGGTAATTCTGTTGTTAACTCACGCCTTAGCGTTGACCTTAAAATGTTGGAAGGTCTTAACAAAGAACTTAACACCTTAAACGAAAATACTAAAAAGATTAAATCTAATTTTAAAGATTTAATTAGTAACACTAAAACTTTAACCGCAGAGTTAAACAAAGCCGCTACTGCAATGGGCAAGGTCAGTGGTAAGTCTGGTTCTGGTTACATGGACATGAGCAAAGGTATGCCTGATGCTGCGGCTGCTGGTCGCCAACAGCAACTGGCTGACGTTGAACGCATCTTAGGAGCGCTTGGTAAAGGTGGTGGGCTTCCTGGAGGCGGTGGAGGAGGAGGCGGTGGCGGAAAGATTCTTGGTGGTTTAAAGGCTTTTGGAAACAACCCTTACGTTCAAGCGGCTTCACAATTTGGACAAGCAGCAATAGGCGCAATTGATGACCGTGTTGACCGTAACAAGGGTTACGCACTCCCAGCAGACAAATTAAGCGTACAACTGCAACAGCAGTATGGCATGAGCCAAATGGACGTAATGAATGATTTGCGTGGACCTCTGCGTAGTCGTCGTTTAGGAATGGGTGGAATTAACGAACTACTTTCAATGCAATCGCGAACAGGTATCAATGCAGCCAATCAAGCAAGTTCTGTTGAGGGCATGCGAACTCTTATGGGTTACGGTTACAGTGCAGGAGATGCAACTAACTACATTGAAAGTATGGGTCAAGCAGACACCGTAAACAGAATGTTTATGATGACTGGAACAAGTCTTTATGGTATTGGTGGTCAACAAAAATCAGCACAACAAGTAAACCAAGATTTAATTGGAAGACTTGGTTTAAACAATCGTGAAATTATTAATGCTGGTCGTCAAGATGGTTCTATGGTTCGTCAACGTTTGCAAATGTCTGGACTTGACCAAGGTGCTCAAGACTTATTACTTCAATACGCAGAATCAAACGTTAGTTTTACTGAAAAAGGTGGCAAAGGCTTTTACGACCCTTCTAAAAAATCTGACCGTGAAAGAATGGGTATTGAAGGAAACTATGCCACACAGCAAGAAGAAACTACACGAACAGAAGTAAACCGTGAAGAGCAGATGTATAAGCGTCAAGCGGATAATTACGCTCAAATGGAAAAGAATTTACAAAACGTAAACAAAGCATTAGGTGCATTTGAGGACAAATTATCGGGCATTACTGGGGCAAGAACAAGCACTCGTGGATTTGGTCAACTGTTAAGCCCAGCACTTGGAATTGCTGGAGCAATTGTTGGTGGCATTGCAACTGGTAACCCTCTGGGAGCAATGGCTGGTTATTCAATAGGTTCAGGAATAGGTACTGCTGTTGGAGACGCTACTGGAGGAGGAGCAGCAAATCCTGGGCGTATTGCTGCGGAAAACCCTACCAAAAAACCAAACAACAGTGCTGGTCTTTCTCAACTAAAGCCAATTTTACGTGAACCTCTTGCAAAACTTATGGCAGACCGTCCTGGAATTTCTATTGGTCAAAGTTACCGTAGTCCAGAAGCCCAGAAAAAGATGTTCTTGGAACGCTATTACCGAACAGATGAAGAAACTAATACATACTATGACGGTTCATATTGGATGAAAAAACCAGGTGTTGCAATGGCAGCACCTCCAGGATTGTCATATCACGAAATTGGTTTGGCGGCTGACCTTGTATTTTCTAATCCAACCGACATTCAATGGTTGCAAGCAAACGCCAGCAAATATGGCCTTGATGAATTTTCACGACACGGAGAACCGTGGCACGTGCAATCAAAAGCCTACCCAGCAAGCCGTAGACAATACGAAGAAAGTGGGGCATCATACGGAACAGAAACTGAGCCTGAATATAAATATGTTGCAGACACTACTGGTGTAATAACTGAAACAGGTCCAATGGGACAAACTGGTATGGGAATGGATACAGACGCAACAATTAAACAACAATTGAGCATGTCTGAGTCAGTGGCTTCGTTTTCTTCAATGGGAGTTGGTGGAACTATCGGTGGACGTTCTAAACAAAGAACATCAAAAGGTGGCAGGGACAGAGGAGGTTCAGAAAAAACAAAAATAGATTCTGCTCCTGGTGCTTTTGACCCGTACGAAATGGCTCGCATTCTTGAACGAAGAAAATTTAAAAAAGAAGATATTTGGAAAATGATTGCTATATCTCATCGTGAATCTAGATGGAACCCAAATGCCTACAATGGAAATCGCGCAACAGGAGACGATTCATATGGTTTGTTTCAAATCAATATGCTTGGGGACATGGGTCCAAAACGCGCTAAGGATTTTGGGATTACAGATTACAAACAATTGCTTGACCCAATAACAAACATAAAGGCAGCGCGTATTATGTACGGCGGTGGGAACTTGTCACCGTGGAATAAAAATGGAAACCCATTAGGTAATATCCCTAATTCAACAATTAACGCAAGTAAAGAAATTGCTGGAAGTTTTGGTTATCCAACAGGTGACCCATCAGATAAAGGGTATACCCCTCAAAGACAAGGAAACAATTCTTCATCTGGTTCCACCAACATTAAAACTGGGGAAACTACAAACAACACTTTTAATGTTAACCCTACGATAAACCTTACTAGCACTGGTTCTGTTCCTATGGACGCTGCTAAATTGGCAAAAGAAGTAACTAAACTTATTGACCGCGAATTAAGAATGAATATGGTAAGGAGTTCGTAATATGGCTGATTTTGAAAAACTTGAATGGACTTTAGCAGAAGCAGAAAACGATAATTTTACTAATTATTCAAAATTAGGAGAGGCAAGAAACCCAAGTAGGGAAAACAAGCCTTTTGCTTTTCCAGGCCCATTTTCTAGAAATATTGCTGGAACAAACGTAAATCAAAAAATGAAACGCGGTTTTATGCGTAGCATTATCATGGACCAAAGCATTGCAGGTGCTTTTAAAACAAATAGTCCAGGAAACCTTCGTCTTAATTTTCAATTTAATCCTGAATATATTGAACGTAACGTGTCACAAAGTCCAGGGGCCGTAAACCCTCTGTTGCAAAATCCAGCAAACCTTACTCAAGCAGTTCCAGGAACTGCTCAATTTGATTTTACAATGATGTTTAATCGTGAGGCAGAAGTAGCGCAAAGAGAAAGAGACCTTGTGTTAAATGGCATTGGCATTGCTGATGATTCATTTGAAAGGCAAGCAAGGGCACAAGGATTTGACATTGATGGTGGTCTAGCAAGTAGCGCAATGACAGACCCTGGTCAAGTTGGAGTAATGCATGACCTTGCCATCTTTGACAGCATTATTGGACAAGGTATTACATCCGAATTAGTTGATGTTATTACATCGTATACAAGACAACAAGTTGTTGCGATAACCAATGACCCAGACAGTAGTGAAGATACAGAAATTCCTACTTTTGACGATTCAAAATTTAAAACATCAGTTGAATCAAACTTTGGCAACTCTGCTTTTTTAAATCCAATGCCTGTTCGCATTGTATTTTCAGATTTGTTTATGGTTGAAGGTTTGGTAGTTGGTTCTGCTGTTGCTTTTCAAAAATTTAGCCAAACCATGATTCCAACACTTTGTCAAGTTAATTGCAAAATTTATGCACTGTATGTTGGATTCGCAAAGAAAAAAGCGTTTTTAACAGACAATCTTACGTCTTGGGCAACTGATACAGTAAAAGCAGATAAAGCGGCTGCAGCCGAAGTTACTAAAGAAACTAAAGTATTACAACAAAGTCTTCGTACACTACACCTTGCTGTTAATGTTTCTGATGGAGACAAACTAACTGTCCCAACACATAATACTACTGCTATGAAAGTGTTTGTACCAACTAATACTGGTAAGTTTTTAGAATCCGCTTCTTATTATTCAGGAAATGGTACTACTGGTGCAACAAGTTGGGTAACACTACCTCAATACTTTAATGCGTTTGCTGCAAGTGGGGCGGGAGTAGGAATAATGAGAAATACCGCAAATACACAATTTGTTGGTGGACAAGTTATTGGTGGTTTTAATGGTAATACGCTTCCAATAAGTTTATATCTTGAAACCACAGATAAAGAATTTAATAATGTTTCATCTACATTTACAGCAAGCATTATTGACAATACTACTGGTCAAACTAAAAGTACTGTTACTTCTAAAAACGATGGTAAGTGGGTTGCAGTTAGGCAAGGTGAGATGGGTTTTAGTATAGAAAACACTAAAAAAGTTCCAACAACTTACATGTTTAAAAACACTTTTTATATTGACCCAGTAGATGTAACTAGTGTAAAACAAACAATTAGTAACGACTCAAAATCTCAATTAAAGATAGGGATTAAATTTAATAAAACGTTGTCAAACGGAACTCTGGCTACTCACAGTATTGAACAAAGTTTTAATTACAATGGAACTGACCCGTTTTTTTACGAAAATGACCTTGGAAATAGTGGAAGCAATGCTTTATTAGTTAATAAACACAAAGTTAACCTTAAGCGCTCAGGTGCTGGCATTGTCGTGAGGACATCGTGATTAACTCTAAATCTTCTCGTTATTCTTCTTTATTTTACAATGATAAAAACAAAGAAGCAAGAACCATAGCAGAACGTGTTATTACCAAATCTCAGCCATACTTTACACACGTAACTGAATCAAACGAATCGTTTGCTTCTTTAGCAACAAAGTATTTAAACAACGAAAAACTATATTGGTATATTGCTGACCAAAATCCGCAAGTTCGTTTTCCTGATTTAATTCCTGTTGGAACTATTATTCGTATACCTTTGGCATGATTACCACTAACTTATCACCTCTTGGCATTAATTGGAATATTGCGATTGATGGAGTTCCGTTTAACAAACAAACGGTTCAACGTGTTTTAACTTCATTTGTTGAAAACCAACATGACTACATGGTTGTAGAATTAGTTGGAGTTCCTTCTTCGTATGTATCTACATATGTAGACCGTCCTATTACAGCATATGTAAGGATTAACGGAGGCAAATCGTTTACGTTTTATGGTTATGTAACTCAGATTGAAGGCACTTCGGTTACAAATGAAGGAACAGTAAACAACAGTCCTTTTCAGATTATTAAACTTATTTGCCTTGGCTCGTCACACTTGCTTCGCAGTAATAACACATTGGTGTGGGAAAATGTTACGTTAGAAAACATTGTCTCTGATATTGCAAATGATTTTAGATTGGGCTATTCAATGCCTGTGGACAATTACGTTTTTAAACGAATTGTACAATCAGAAGAATCGTTGTGGAAACTACTTGTAAAAGCGTGCGACCAATTAGGTTATGTAATAACTCTTACTAACTCTCACATACATATTTGGGACAAAAACAAATCTTTAGCGCGTCAACCGTCATACACTATTTTGCGCGGAATAAAAGTTAAGAGAGAAAACTACAACCCTCTTCCAGGAGACATTGTTAACATAGAATCAACATTAGGAACTGCTGACGTTTCACAACAAGCAGGTGACAAAACAATTACATACGTTGATGAACGTGGTGTGTTTGTAACTGTTGACAGTTCTCAATTAAACGGATTAAACAGTTTTGGAACTCCTCCAGAAAGCAGGTTCTACAACAAGTTGGCAGTCAGTGTTGATTCTTTTGAAAAAGCATCTCGTTACATTGAATCTAAAATTAAAAAAGCATATCCATATATGGCAGACGCCTTAGTATATGGAGACCCTTCTATTGTTCCAGGTGGAGTTGTAAAAATTGAAGGTTACGGAGGAGACTTTGATGGATACTGGTACGTCAATTCGGTAACTCACACATTGTCAACTGACACTTTAACATCATTTTTAAAATTAGAAAAAGATGGAACATACAACATTCTTCCAAAGTTTCCAATTGTTCAGCGTTACCAAGAGCCACCTTTGCCAACATTAATCAAAGATAAATGGGTAATGAAAAAAGAGTATGTAAATGTATACAACTAAAAGCATTCATACAGTTGTGTCTGGAGGACCACACCGAGCAGTAGTAACCTATTCTAATAACAGTAGTGGAGAAATACGAGTTCGCATACCTGCTGTACTAGGTTCGTCAGAAATAACTATCTCACTAATTGGCAGACATCCTGATTCTAATGGTTGGTCTGTTCCTAGTGTTGGAGACCAAATAATTGTTGGAACAGATGATAGTACTTTTACAAATGTGTTCTGGATTCAAAGCGATGGAACGTCTAAACTTAAAGAACGAATTGTTGAGTTAGAAACACAGGTAGCATCTATTTTGGAGGCGTTGTCATGAAGTCTATTAGAATACCTTTTAGTTTTGAAGAAGGCAGCGTATCTAGTACAAATAATATAGATACTATTGTTAGTCAAGAAATAGTTAATTACTTTATGACAATTGATGGAGAAAGGGTTATGAACTCATCATATGGAGGTGGTTTGCCTAGATTGTCATTTGAAATTAATGACCCTTTAGTTTTGGCTGATTATAAACTAGATGTTATTACTGAGGCTAATTCAAACCTATCTTTTGGTAAAGTGTTAGACCTTTTAGTATTAGACAATGCTAATAACACGTTTTATGAAGACAATGTGGCTACGGTGCTGATTCGTTATGCTGTATCACCAAGAACCATATCTACTGTAAAATTAGTAGTAACAAACACGTTTAATGAAGAAAGCGACATCTAATGACAACTATTGATTACTCTAATCGCGATTACGACTCTATTCGCGCTGACTTACTATCTCGTGCAACAGAAATAGTTCCCGAATGGACTGCAAGAAACTCGTCTGATTTTGGAGTTCTGTTCGTTGACCTTTGGTCATACTTTGCTGACGTATTACATTATTACATTGACCGCGCTGCTGGTGAAGCCTTTATTAATACAGCAACACAACGAGAATCTTTATTGGCTCTTGCCAGTTTGTTTGATTACAACCCACAACTTCAAACATCTTCAACTGCTACAGTAACAGTAGTTGGTACAAATATCCCTGCAGGACAAACTGTAACAATTAACAGTGGGACTACGTTTGTTGCTCCCGCAACTTCAGAACGTCCTATTATTTATTTTACATCAACACAAAGTGCTTCTGCCTCCGCTTCTGCAAATGCTGTTATACCAGTTGTTGAAGGGTTACAAATTAGTGACGAAACTGTTGGAACTTCAAACGGTTCAGCAAATCAACGATTTTCTTTGTTTTACAATGGAGTAATTGGTAATAGTGTAGAAGTGTTTGTAAAAGAAGGAGTAGTAGTTGATGGTGTTCCTTCTAACGTAGAGTATCAATTTGTTAATAAGTTGTTAGATTCTACGGCAAATGACAAAGTATTCACATTACTAGCAACGGCATCTAACGAAATTGAAATTGTTTTTGGAAATGGTATTAATGGAAAGGTTCCAAACACTGGTCAAAGTGTTGTGGTAAATTACCGCAAAGGTGTTGGTTCTCGTGGAAACATTTCAGCAAACTCAATTACTCAAATTCAAAACTCTCCAAGTGTGTACATTTCTGAAATTTTGTCTAGTGCTGCTACTGGAGGAGCAAACGTTGAATCTATTGAATCATTAAGAAACAACATTCCAAACTCATTTGCAACACAAGACCGAGCAGTATCCTTGGACGATTATAAAGCACTTGTTTTACAAGTTGCTGGAGTTGCTAAAGGAACTGCTGCGTATTCAAATGGAGCAGTTACTGTTTACGCTGCCCCATTTACTGAAGATTATTTAACTTATGCAACTTCTACATTATCAGTAGATAATAATTTACAAACTAACATTATTGAGTATTATGAACCTCGTCAAATGGTTGGGGCAAGCGTTTCTGCAGCAAGTGCGATTAACCTAACTGCGGTAAATATTACTGCAACTGTAAATGTGTTATCTGGATACATTGCAAGCAAAGTTGCTGAATCGGTTGAGTCTGCATTAGATGTGTTGTTTGAATTTGAAAATGTTTTTTTTAATCAAACATTGTCAAAAGGTCAAATTTATAGAACTATCTTAGATGTTCCTGGTGTTGATTACGTAACTATTTCGTTACCTAGCACTGAAACTGTAACATCTGGTGCATATGGATTATTAAAAAAAGGCACGTATACAATTTCAACTGTTGGTGGAGTCACTGGTTAAATGGCATTAGTATCATTTCGCTTACGACGTACGGATGACGTTGGTTCATATGTTCGCGAAGAAGGCCGTTTAGATTCAGCACTTCGTAGTGATTCATATGTAACTCCAACAGACAGTTTTGGTTTTTCGTCATTTAGTGCAACTGTTATGAATGTTGAAGAACTAACAATTGTAGACACAGCACGACCAGGCGGACAATACATTGCGTATGAGTATGATGTTTTAACAGAGTGGACATTAACAGAAGAATTAGTATCTGCTCCAACAATAGTTTCCCCAACTGAAATCCACATAGTGGTTAATCAATATGGAGAACCTTTAACGGTTGAAGATGGCACCACCGTTTTTACATGTAACAGTGAATCTTTTGTAAACACTTTTCGTCATGTCAGTTCTTTGTATAAACCTGGCACTTGGTTGTACTATGGATATTTTATTAAATATGCTGATGCGTCAACGTCATGGTTTGAACGTGTTGCAAATATAACTGTTCAACTGCCACAGTATTATCAATCTGTTGAAGATTTGTGGCAAAGAATTCCTGAGTACTACAGAGCAGCAGATTATGGTGCAGGAAATGGTCACCTTAAAAAGTACTTATCGTTGTTTGGATGGGAACTTGACAAAACACGAAGTTTAATTGACAGTTTAATAACTATTAACGACCCTTTAACTTCTCCAACAAATACTCTGGACTCTATTGCTAATCAATTAGGGTTGCCATTAACTTCGTTGGACATTGGAACAGCAAGACTTAGAAGCGTTCTTTTAAACATTTTTAATCTTCGCCAACGTAAAGGAACAATTGGCGGAACAACTTCTTTTATTTCCGCAATGTCTGGTTGTCAATCTCGTTTTGATTCTGATACAAATACTTTTTATGTTTATTCACAACGAGTTAATCTTTTATCAGACCCTAAGTTTAGGCAACAAGATGTTTCTTTTTATTTAGGAACACCGTCTGTAATTGATAGAACACCGTTTACACTTCGTAGTGAAACAGGTGGTTCTGCACTACGAAACCCAGATAGTAATGATGACGCAATTAGAAACTATAATTCAAATCCTTTATCAGTAGGAGAGTTAGCAGAATACACAACGACACTTACTACCAATACTGCGGCTTCTGTAGGTTGGGGTGTGTATACATACGGAAGCGCTTTTTTAGCATCTGCATCTGTTCCCGTTGTTAATACTATTGTTTATGATGGAGAAGAAACAGCAGGTGCATCCGTATCTGTTGTTTACTCTAACGGAGATGGTATTAAAATTGAAATTCCAAATGACGCAACTGGTTCTCAAGTAGTTGTTGTTTATGGGCGCAAACCTTTTTACTACCGAAATGGTAATACTTACTACACTTCGTTTAACTGTAATCTTGCAGGAGCGTCATTTGTTAACTTTCGTTTTATAACTAACGATAACATTAATAGTTACGTAGAAATTGACCCACCCGATTCTGTTGGTGAAGACCTGTTCTATGATTCATGGAACACAGAAAGTGCCGCAAATCAAGACATCTTTTTGTATGGAAACACAGCATATTACAACGCCAGCGCTCCTGGGTTGGCTACCGTTGGTCGCTTTAGTTTACAACATCCAGAAACTCCAGATATTGATAATGTTGAGCAAGCCGTGGTTCCAGCATTGGTATTTTTTGCGAACCCTGGAGATTCAATAATTGTGTCTAAATGGTTGGTTGAACCAAACGCCGTAGGTCGTTATTTTGATGGAGATGATATTTATGGCGGTTTTATTAAACAAGCAAATCAACCAACTGTTGTAGGGGTTGCTGACTACAGGTGGGGACCAGATGGCGGAGATGATAATGAGAACTTTTCTTACTACACTTTAGATTACGCACGTATTACAAATGCTGTAGAACGCATTGTGGAAAACACACTGATACCTGTTAATATGATTGGCGATTACACAATTGAATGGAACACTATCCCAGGAGACTAATGGATTTATTATTCGCAGCACTAGCAGTTTACAAAGTTGTACAAATTTTAGATTTATTCTTAACAAAAGAACCAATGCCTTGGGTTAAAGTACTTACTACTTTGGTCATGTCATATGTAGCAGTTCTTGTTTTATGGACTGAAGTTATTTGGTTGCATGGATTAGTGGTTGCAACTATTGCTGGAATAGTGCATAGTCTAATTCGCATGATTACACTCATGGGAGACATGGCAAGAGCAAAGTCGTTGCGTTAAAGGAGAACAACATGAATCATTTTGTAATACTTGGAAAAGGTAACACATCTGAAAACATCATAGAAGATTGTTTATTTGATTTACCAAAAGACAGCACATTTTATACTTATGCATACCGAACAAATCTAGAAGGTGTATGCCGAGTTTATGATTGGTTGCTAGACAACAAAGCACAGTATGTTGCTTATCACAACAATGAATCTCCACCAATTTTAACTAACTCTGCAACTAAGGTAGTTGAGGCATCCGTTGAAGAAATGATAGATGTAGCGCGTAACTTAAAGGCCACAGTGCTTTATCTATGGGACGACAAAAATGAAGCAGAGTCAGAAAAGCAAGTGACTAGTTTGATTGACAGTGGTATTCGCGTTCTTGATTTAACTCAAGGTCTTACTCCCTTTTTAATTGTAGACAACAAAAAAGAAGTAAACACTACGGTTGACTCTCTTAAACCAATCACTCGCGAAGAGTATGAAGAAATGCCATTGGCTTCTTTAAAACAACAAGCAGCAGCACACGGTGTAGAAAAAAGTAAATCTACATCAAAAGAAAACATAATTAACGAATTGACTAGTCCTGCACCAAAAGAAAAATATGGGACTAAACCAACAGCAACCGTAGTAATTG